GAACAAGTTTGAACCCGCTGGTAGATAACGCCCTACCAATTTCGATGCCGGTGTAATTCGAACCACCGATAGATTCAACCTTCCGCTTGATAACTTCTGCTTCGGACGAACCGATAGCGAGAATCTTCCCTGCCTCTGCCTTACCGACCATATCAATGACGGTAGCATCCGCCTTAGCGTTGGTAGTTTTTGCAGTGGCCTCACCCTCAGCCGCCTTCATGACCTGCTGAGCCTTGTATTCAGAAATCTGAACACCCCGTTCAGCGGCCACAACATCCCGCTGAATGTCAGCTAGTGCGGTAGACTTTTCAAGTTCCTGTCTGGTAACCTGTGCTTCCCGCTGCGTCTGATACGTGACACGTTCCTGTTCTGCGATCTTACGGTCAGTAAGAGTTTTCATCAGTTCGTTGGGCGGTACGATGTCTCCAATAAGAGTATCGACGGCCTGAACGTCATACACCGACAACGCGGACTCAATATGTCCCTTTGCTTCACCCTGTCGGGTTGCCCGCTCCTTAAGGAAGTCAATAACATCCGACTTCTGTGCGGCGTTACGGAAGTAGTTACCGATAATCGGTTCAAGTACCTGCGTAACGAGGTTTTTCATATCACCGAAACGAGCGATAACCTTCGGAGATGCGGAACGAGGAATATGAATAATCTGTGATACGTCAAGATTAAACTGGAAGCCGTCCCCCGACCGGACGGTAATCGTGCTCAACCGTTCGTCAAGTTTATGTGCTTCACTCTTTCCTGTTGCCCAATTGAGCACCACGTTTGCGGTTGGGACCAACTCAACCTTGTGGGTGATGACATTGATTGGGTATTTACCCGGATCAAGCGGATCAATCCACACACCCCGTTCACCTTTCTTGACGAGATTACCGTGCTTGAATGAATCACCCGTAACATCTACACCCGCGTCACCCACATATGAAATGACAACACCGGCGTGCGCAATAGGAACGGTGGTAAGATCAGTCAAGTCCACCGTAGCGAAGAACGGATTGATATAATACTTACCAGCGAGCAATACCTGCTCCTGTAAACCCTTTTGTCCACCGTTTTCAATAAACTTCTGACCATCCTGATAATTGATATGTCCCGGTACTTCTCGTCCGGCAATTTCACCGGTATTCAAAGGATTACCTTCCTTTGTTGTTACAATACCGATCTTGTCATCAGGAATTTCGGTAATACTTGCTGCCTTTACATCGAACAACCATGTGTTGACACGATAGGTACCGGGCGGAATCACCGTGATCTGTGGTCCTCGTTCCCCACCATTTGTCATGAACGCTCGGGCATCTTGAAAGGAGTCACAGGGAACGTTTTTTGCCAACACCCTACCCTGTGTAATTGGGGTACCGTCCCGTGAATTGACCACACCAATTTTGCCATCGGGGATGACGATAAACTTCTGTAACTCAACCGAATACTGCCACGGCCAATACATCCAGTGTAGTCCCGGCGGAAGGGCATCGACTTGCATACCAGCTTCACCGTTTAGTGCGACCACCGCGCCATCGGGTAATGTTCGATTCTTTCCGAATAGAACAAATTTCTTGTTGACAAGTCCGATACTATCCTCTGGCACCATGACGATGCCGAATAGTCGAAACGTCCATTTGTAAAACACGAAAAAAAGTATCACCGGAATAATCCAGAGATACCCTGCTACCGAGACAATATCCATAATAACCTTCCTTGTGAGAGAAACTCAGTGAACGTATGAAAGTTAATCTGACAGAGGAAGAAAGTCAAGTCTTTATTAAATGCTATTTATATCGTTTTTCTTTACCAATTAAATAACCAATATATGCAACGGTGGCAATGCCAATTAATGTGAACATATAAATCTCCAATTAAAACAGTCCTCCAAGATGGATTTGAACCACCGCGTGTCGCTGTATCAGAGCGATGCCTTTCCCGGGCTTGGCTATTGGAGGTTATCGTCTTCGATAATATCAAAATCTTCTTCGGTGAGACATTCACCGTATTTGTTTCTCAGGTATGGTGATAGACGCCATTCCTTATACTTTCTGGAGTTACCCAACATCTTATCAATCTTGGGCCACCAGTTATTTCGTTCAATCTGATGAGACAATTCTGTGATATGCGTTTCCCAATCAGTATCGGGGAGCCAATGGTGAGTAACGATGTTTGGTTCCACCTTGTACTCAAAATACCATTCCAATTGAAATACATATCGGTAATACGTCTGCTTAGTGTACTTGCTGACGAACGCCGCCCGAATGAACAATTTCTTCACATTCTGTGGTTGAGCGTTGTATTTTTCTTCAGTCAGCGTTCCCAGTCGTTGTTCAACGGCCTTGTATTGTCCCTTAAAATCCTTGACAATGAAATCCTTGTTACGGCAGAATTTCGTATTGTTAATCAAGTCAAGCGCCTGTCGAATCCAACGAATGTCCGTGCGATTCTTGATGTCGGGGCGAGGAACGAAATATCGGCGCCAACCACGCTGATAGGGTTCAACCTCTATCCACTGTCCGTGTTCTTTCTGCTTACCCCAAGTGTCTCGGTATTCTTTCCACAACTTTCGTAATTTCTTTTCTTGAGTGGATTTGAAATCGAGTGCTCGCATTACTTCCTCCTTGAATTAGAGAGCGCATAACAGGAATCGAACCTGTGCATGGTAGTTTTGCAGACTATTGCGTTACCGTCTTCGCCATATGCGCACATACCCCTGTTAGGAATCGAACCTAAACCCCAACGTTAGGACCGTTGTATGCTGTCCGTTACATTACAGAGGTGCTATACTCCCGGTGGGATTCGAACCCACAATCCATAAAAGGAAACAGATTTTCGTACTACTACGGTTTTCACCGCCATACGGTAAACATATGTTTGTAGTCTGGACTTTATCTTTACCTTTACACTATTTATATATAGCTAGTCAGGTAAGAGCCATTAAGTCTCTACACTTTTTTGGAGTTTATATGTACACCATTAAACAACTCAATGATGCTGTTTCATCTTCGATAAGTTTACGTGAAGTATTATTTAAATTGAATCTTAAACAAGCTGGTGGTAATTATACCACATTAAAAAGAAAGATCCAAGAAAACAACATTAATACTTCTCATTTTTTGGGGCAACGATCAAATTCTGGGTCTAGACATCGTGGAGGTAGAAAACTTAATCTATCCGAGTATCTAATAAAGGATTCCAAGTATCAATCATTCAAACTTCGTAATAGATTGATTAAAGAAAATATTTTCACTTGGCAATGTTCATCCTGTAAAAACACCGAATGGATGAATCAAAAAATTCCCCTAGAATTGGAACATATCAACGGTGTTAATAGTGACAATAGATTAGAAAATCTAACCTTACTCTGTCCCAATTGTCATGCCCTAACGTCAACTTATCGTGGTCGAAACATCTCCAAACTTAGCTCGGGATTACCAGATTAAAGGATTCCCCGAATTTGACTCTATTCACAATACTATTTCTAGTAAAGTGCTCAAATTTTTTAAGTCTGTCGTGTATACCCATTCCAACCACGGGAGCCCAACTACAATTACGCCGCTACTGACGGAGCAGTAACCGTTTCGTATAGCTCTTCGAATTCCTTGTGAATTTCGGATTCCTCATCAAAATTCTGCTTGTGGAAAGTCTTTGCAAGACGGTTGAGTACCTTTGTCTTGAATTCAAATTCTTCCCGTAGTTCCTTCTTTGCAGCTTTAATGAGATCACGTTCCGCTTCCTGTCGAGTCATAGCAGCGCTAATTTCTTTTAGTGCGGAGATTAACTTCTGTTTTTCAGCTGGTGTCAGTTTCATATAACCATTCCTTTGTTAGATTGTACTACAGTGCCCCCGGCAGGATTTGAACCCACGACTTTCACGTTCGAAGCGTGACACTCTGTTCCAGACTGAGTTACGGAGGCGTTATTTGTGGATCTGCTATCACCATGATTTTCGTACATCCCTTACTGCGGGCGTACTCTACCATGTTTTTCGTCCCTTTACTTTCTGCGAGATTGGAATGAAACGCGAAGATAGCTTCGGGGTGAAACTCATCAAACATTTTTCGATTCCGAAAGACTCCCGCGGCACGACCAAATTTGTTCCATTCTGCCGGTACTTCTGTTACCGTCATTCCCAATTCTTTTGCAACTCGGCCACCGATTTCATCTGCGCCTCGAGCCGCACCGTGTACCACATGAACACTCTTGGGGTGTTTAAACTTTCCTAATGTTTCCCGAATAACCTGTTCGTTTGTCCAATTTCTGTCACCACAAACAAGTATAGTTATCATTTTTTGTACCCTGATTTAACATATAAGGGACCGTTATGTAACGTAATTCCAAAAAACAATTTTACAAGTTCCCATCTAGTCAACCATAAATAATCGTTACTAAATGCACTACCTTGAAATTTCATGCAACCTCCTAATGTGTGGCTTCCGGCTACCAACTAGTATTGTAGCGCCTTGCGGTTAGGAAGCCATATACCCCCGGCAGGAATCGAACCCGCACTCAACACGGTAGAAACGTGTGACACTAATCCGTTATGTTACGGGGGTCTGTCACAGAGCATCTGGCGGGACTTGAACCCGCGACATTCTGCTTGGCAAGCAGACATTCTAGCCGCTGAATTACAGATGCGTATTGGAGTGCTTGGATTCGAACCAAGATAACGAGGTCCAAAGCCTCGGGTCCTGCCGTTGGACGACACTCCAAAAAATGTGAATATAGACTCCCCTTAGCGTGGCGGATGTAGTCCTTTGACACCTATACTCACAATGTATAAATATAATCTAGTAGAACCTCTTTGTCAAGTCATACCGCCGTCCATCGTCGCCAAAATGCGGTGACAAATATATACC